AGAGTAATACCCGAACTCAGGATTTGCCCCGTTGGAAGTCATCGTATCAATATCCTCCTTTCGGTAGATGAGGTTTAAATCAAGAACGGCAGCACAAAAATCCCTGTTTTTGTCATCTCTGGGCCCCCGATATTCGTACCTGATCTTGTACAGCCCCTTGTCAAGGTAGCTTGGATCTTCCGGATCGCTTTCAATCTGCTGAAAATGTTCCGGTCTCAGCCTTAACTTCACCCCTTCAGTAGTCAGCATCCCATCCTCTTCGATAAGAACCCATCCCTCAGCTTCCAGATCCTCCCGGCTTTCACCTTTGGATTTCAAATGTCGCACTACAGCAGGGATCACGTCATCTTCGATCACGTACTGCCCCTGATGTTGGAACTTCGCCATTCCTTCCGCTTCATCTGTTTCAGTCGATGCTGTGGCATCATCCTCGCCACCATTGCCCTCGAGGAATTGAAGCGGCTGAAGTGTGTCGATCTCAATTTCAACAGGCCAGTCATTGATCCGGAATATCTCTTTAAGCTCGTCAAGGATAAGATTCTGCATTGGCACGATCACCATTTTATTGAACAGTAGACTTGAGCTTTCAAGTTCCTCGGCATTGTTACCAAGTCCGGTGCTTTCCCTGATCCCAAACAGTAGCGGAGATGTTACCCTGTGGGCAATCATAATATTTTGGTGAATCTCAGGCATGAGATCCCTGAACCGCTTGTCGATATTTGCAGGCTCATAAGTATCGAATGCGACCTTTTGTTCCTGATTGTCATTATATACGAACACAATCTTGGATTGAGCTTTTCCGGTGAACTTATCCATAAAGCCCATTTCAATTTTACGCTTCTGTTCCTGCGGTGGTTCTCCATTGAAGAATTGAACTACCGATGACGGGAAGAACCCATTTTCAATATTATTCAGATGAAATTCACCGACCCTGTTATCCATCAAGATCCAGTTCATCCCGCCCACATATGAAGGTGTCGAATAATAGTATTGATTCGGCCTGTATTGCTTAACGAACAGCATCTGCTTGGGATCGCTTCTGTCCGTCATGCTGAACGCCTTGATTTTTTGAGGTTTAAACTTTTTCTTCCTGTATTGTTCCCAGTCCCAAGAAACATAGTAGTATTCGACTTCCTGTTCATCGTTGGCTTTTCCCGATCTTATCTGTTCAGCCGGAGTATGGTAAATCTCTGCGATCTTTGTCCTTGCATTGTTCCAGATCACTTGCCAACCGAAATAGCCATGCAGATATAAATCGAACGAAGTTCTGGCAATCAATTCATCCAGGGTCAGACCCTTCCTGTTCACTTTTTTCCTGAAGGTTTCAACCTCCACAATTTTCTGGTCAAAAGTCACACCCTCCCCGGCAATAAGCTGAACAATACCATTGGTCAAGGCGTTGTGCGTACTGCTTTGCAGCCACGCATTAATGAGCATTTGAGGGTAAAGATTGTCCTCTCCATAGATGACAAATTCCTCGTAAGGCTTTTCCACCACTACGGGCAGATCCACTTCCCCAAATGTGTAGATGCTGATTCGGGGATCGTCCTTAGAGGTGTTCTTTATACTCACCCCGCTCCCTGTCTGTTCCATACTCGGTTTTGGTTATCGGTGTATCAACGACCTGAAACAAGCCAGATTCGATTTCAACAGGATTCAACGGATCAATGACATTGAAAATCGTGTAATCGTACTGCCCTGTAAAGGCAAAGATGTTTGTAGGGATGTTAGCTATTGAAACGTAATTGCCGTACCCTGTTACATCCAATGCGGGTATAGCATAGGAATCCGTGTTATTGGTTCCCTTTCTTTTAAACCATAACGATAGAGCCGGGGGAGTTTCAGTTTCCTCCGACCCTAACGTCACGGTCAGGTTAAATGAGCCAAAAGATTGATCAACGTAAAACATTAGTACGCTGGTGCTACAGTCACATTGGCAAAATTATCGAATGGGTCAGTGGTATAATCCTGCAGGAATATTGCGTAATCATTTTCCTCTGCAATAAATGAAAGATCAAGACCTTTCTTATCTCCCGCAGCCGTACCACTTGTTTCAGAACCGCCATTCACTGTACAGCCGTTATACCTTCCAAACAGCCGGATCTTATTCTGAAAATCCAATGAAAAGATCGCCCAACGACCAAGTTTCAAGTTATTCAGATCAGCCAGATCAGCGGGTTTGATTGCAAACAACGTCAGGGTAAGGGTTTGCTGTACGAATACAGTCCCGTTTTCCTGACTGGCGTTTACCGCCTGTTCGAACATCCCCACGTTATCAGCCATCTCGAACCTGAAAACATCAATTGGATCAGCTCCAAGGTCGGTGATCTCTCCACCACTTTCAACAACCCCGGTCAATGCCCGGAAATCATTCAGCTTGGCAAAGAACAGCGTTTTAATACCTGCACGACCAACGAGACATTCGTCAAGTAGTCGTCCATTTGTTAAGTCGCAAGCCATGTTATTATGGTTTTAAAATGAATGAAAAGGGTGGGAGGTTTTTTATGGGATCTCATACCCCCCGAACCCCTTATCAATTACGGTCCGTCATGCAGAGCGATTTCTTCAGGCCATCCCATCTCGACCCCAATAACTGAATAGGCACGGAAACGAACATTATCGCTGAGATCAACGTCAGCCATATCCTTCAGGATAACTTCGTTGTAATTGCTTACGGATTCCGTTCCTACGTACAGGTTGCTCTTATGGGACAGTACAATCTCATGGGTATTCAGCCCCGGAGCAATCGCCATCGGAATGCCCACATAATTCAGGGGCTTATCACCGGCTTGGTACTGATCCATGAACCCTTGGTTAGCCAGAGCCTGCTTATAGGCAGCAGCCACATTCGGTGCAACCCAATACATCAGGTCAGGGGCATCGAACCAGGGCTCCGGTGCAGCAATGTCGTACAGGTCTGCCAGATCCTGAACAACGGTTGTGGAATCCACCACTGAAGGTGTGGTCTGCTGTCCACCCGGAACATCAGCCAGCATTTTCTTCATTAAACCGTCAATCAGATTGTACGACACGGCAAGTGTATCACCACGCCACATCAGAAATTCGATTTCCCTTCCAACGTGTCCGAGGATCTCCTTGATCACGCTGTCGATCACATCCTGAGCCAATTGACGGTTCGCACCTGTTCCCATTCGAACGCTCGACCAATCAACGTGCTTGAAGTCAGCTTTACACATTTGAAGATTGACCTCGAACGGCTCTACGTCAAGGCTCCTTTCATCAATGTCCACCGTGCCGACGGGGGTGAAATCGCAGGTTGGTACCGCAATCAGATCGGTGGCTGCAAGCCTGCGAATTTTATAGGACTTATTTACATCGTCCTTGATGGTAATATTCCCGTCCCCAATTGTCTTGGCTCCGAAGAACATTTTATTGATCAACTCCGTAGCGGCCTCGCCGATATATGAAGTCGTCAAATTCAGTGTAGTTGCAAATTTGTAACGCATTTTAGTAGAATTTAAGGTTTAGACTTTTCCTTTGCCTCCGACACAAATCGGCTGAGACCCTGAACAATGGCTTTCTTTTCTCCACCATCCGGAACCTCGTCTTTGTGGTTTGCACCGGGAAGGTTCAACTCCGTTCTGAGGGATTTGGTTACAGCCTTGATCTGGCTGTTGAAATCCTGCTTTAGTTCAGCCTTGAATGAAGCAATGATTTCTGCAATACCATCGATCAGTTTATCAAGCTGCTCGGCTTTCAGACCTCCGTCATCATGTTCCATGTCTTCGGTGTCCTCTGTGGCAGCTCTCAGATCACCGACCACACCTTCTTCGGCAACAACGAGAATGTTTCCGTCTGACAGAACATATTCGCCTGTCGGTACAGGAACTTCCTCGCCATCCACAGTGTGAGTGATAGCTGCGCCAACCTCCAGAACTTCACCAGGGAAGTTAATTGTGACGGCAGTTCCTTCGGCATCCTGAGCTTCAATGCTACCGAATTTCTCGGCTCCGCTTTCTTCTCCCTGATCCTCCGGCTCTCCCTGCTTTGGAAGCGAAAACTCTCCGGCTTCCTGAATGAGAACGATCTTGCTGTCGCTGTCAAGTTGGATCTTGCTCCCATTTTCCAGAACATATTCACCCGACTGGATTGGGTACTCGCTTCCATCCTCATAAACTCCAACAACCTGATCGCCCACGGCAAAGGTTTCATTTTTTACTTCGATTTCCCATTTCGAGATCTGGCTGATTTTAGCCATCCTCTGACGGACAGCTTCAGCCTGTTCCTCGCTGAACAAGCCCCTGATCTTATCAAGGTATTTGTCCAATGTTGTTTTTTTCATCTGTTTGGATTGTTTGATTAATTCCTGAGTGAATACTCCCTCGACAGAAAACCCAGAAACAGATTTCTCCTTTACCAAAGCCCACACATCATCGTTTAGAACCTTCACCTTCACGAACCATGATCCCACTGGTAGGTCGAACCCGTAAAGAGCAGATTTATCCTTTTCAGGATCTTCCACAATCCACGATTCGACAACCGAAAGGTCGTTCAGTGTCGCCTCATGCTCCAACGTCATGCTGTTTTGTTTGCCTTGTAATAGAAACCTTTCAGATAATTCCCGAATGGTATCCTCCTTGAAAAAGACGAAAAATTCCTCGCCCTCGTCATTGACCCGATAGATCAATTTATCCGGCACCATTGCCGGACCTGCCAAGATTCGCTGTTCCTTATCAATCGTTTTGAACATGAACCGAGGATCGGGTTTCATTTTTTGACCCTCTGAAAAGGCGATCCATGTCTGCTCGATTGCAGGGTGTTTGACCAGTGAAATGGCTGTAATACCCTCGCCAGTCTTGGCTTCCTGTAGCTTGAGTTCGATAATTTTCATCTGGTATCGGTTTTCACAAAGTTAGGTTACGTATTTTTCACTTAAAAACACAACGGTTCACATTTGATCGAAAACGTCAAAGATCTGCCGAGATTTCCATTCAACGCCCTTTCATGTATGTTTGTATCACCGTTATATAGATCCATCGACTTCCTGATAATCAATAAGTTAGAACCGTGTTAAAGAACACGTTATAAAGTTACGTCCTCCATCCTCTTTCGCTCGATTTCTTGCTCTGCCGTTACATCGCTCGACACGACATACGTTTTTACGGCTCCCCTTGTCGTGCTGTCCTGAATGATTGAAACCTGTTGCGGTATGCCTTGATCAGCGTTCATCAGATCAGCCATGTTCACATTTCCCTGTGGTTGAGCCAATGATACAGAAGGAGTTGCCGGACTCGCTGCCCCTGTCGGATCGGGTGTTTGGATAATCTTGCGGACGTTTGCCATTCCAACAGCCAAAGCAGCAGCTGCCGCTATTGGTGCCAGAACAGAACCCACCACCGGGATGCCGATTGCTGATTTATAAGCACTCATGGCTGACAGAATAGCTGTCCTCGTAGCATCTGCAACCTGAACACCTTTGGCAATCCTTGATCCTTCGCCCAAAAAACCAAGCAAAGCCGTTACCGTGTTGGCATAGATTCCTTCCTTTACAGCAGCCAGTCTCTGTTCATTTTCTATCTGAGTCTGGATAAGTTGCTCTTCGTAATCGAACCTGTCCTGAGCATTTTTGATCAGTGCTTCGTTATTTGCCTTGTCAATAGCTTCAGCCTGAGTTGCGAAATCCTTTTGGAGATCAAGCATTGATTTCTCGAACTCCTCTTCCAGAAGCAATTCGAGTTCCATTTCCTCTTTTCTGGCATCAGACTTGGCTTTTGCCTCCGCTTCAAGTGCTTTCTGTTTCTCCGCTTCCTCCCTTGCTTTCTCACTGGCTGCAGCAGTTGCAGCTGCCCTCGCTGCATTGTCCAATTCGTTCAGCCTGTTTTTAAGTTCCCTCTGTTTTGCCAGTGACTGAGTTTGCAGATCAATCAGCTTCGCTTCCTCTTCCGCTACCGCTCTGAGTTGTTCCCTTGTCCTCAATTCCTCCGGTGTATTGGCAATCGCTTGCCTTGCAATCGCAAGCCTCTGTTCCTGAAGAACAATATTGTCTGCAAGAATCTCTTTTTCTATTCTGTCGGCCTCAATGATCGCTGCCCGTCTTTCATCAAAGCTCTTTGTTAGATCTCTGGTCAAAAAGATCAGTTCTTCAATCTGTTGCCTACGAGTCGAATTGGCAACGATGTTATCTGTTTCAGCTTCAAACAGCCTCCTTTGCATGGCTTCAAATTCCCGTGCAGCTGCCGTTGCTTCCCTGATCTCATCACCGACACCCTTCACCGCATCTCCCATTTCCTGGAACCCTTCCTTGAATTTTCCAGTGAAGATCTTTCCAAGTGCTTTAAATATGTTCGCTGCCCTCGCTACGATAACATCCATTGCAGCGCTCAGTGAAGCCATGATATCGTTTAATTTATCAGCCCCTGCCTGAGTCTTCGAGAAAGCCTTAACTAATCCGGCAAAAGCAGCCACAATAGCTGCTATCACCGCCACGATAGGATTTGCCAGAAGTGCCTTAAATGCTTTCGATACAGCACCGATGCCCTGTTTCACTTTCCCCAACGGCCCCGGCACACCGTCAAGCTGTTGTTCCAATCCACCAGTCGATTTGGCAACCTTGTCGGTGGATTCCGCTAACTGTTCAAGGCTTTCCTCTGCCCCTTCAGTCCGGATGTCGATAGTTTTTACAACGGTTTCCTCGGCCATTTTATAGCTTGTTTAACACGGCTTGGCAACCTGTGATCATGAGCATCCAGATGCTTCTGGTTTCCTGATCTCATGGCAACCACAATGTGCCGTAGATTCTTAAATACTATTTCTTCGAATGTCATTCGATAAAAGTTATCATTGCTTTGATTGAAACCGCTCTCGGCTTTCCGACAACGTAATCCCTGATCTCAAGAATTTTCAACCCTACCGGAGTGCCTTTCAAGTTGATAATAATGGTATCAGCAAAATTGAAGTTTTCAATATCATAGCTGTTCAGTACAGCTTTGAACTCGATCACCTTATTTGCCAGATCGTACCTTTCCCTTAACATCTCCCGGAAATACCTGTTATAAAGCCCGAACTCGCTCGGTGCCGTGACTATTCCGGGATCAGGCGGTGTCCAAAAAGTGAAATTCAAGTCGAGTGTGCTTTGCAGAACCTGCCAACCAGATGCCAGAAAAAGTCTGAAATTGCTGAAGAAAGGATAAACCGTCCTGATTGTCTGCGCTCCACCGGAAGCATCCACCGTCCGGTAATTTTTTCCAGAACTCCTTTCACCATTGTAATAGTATAGAATCAGCTCAGGTTGACTAAAAGATACGTCTTCCTCGCTCTCGTAAAACTTACTGATCAGAATATCAGAATAAGCAGCACTGGCAACGTTCGAAATAATGCTCTGCACCGGCCCGGGTGACAAAGTTGGAATTGCCGGAGGCATATCCTGAGTAAACGGGATCCGCGTATCCTCCCGGTAGCTTCCATATTGACGACCAGCGACTTCGAAATATTCCTTATTCAAGATATCATTGGTGCGGGTAAGCTCAAGATTGATAGGATTTCTAAGTTCATTATTGATCGGCTTTACCATCGGCAAGCTATTCAGATCAACCTTACTCGTCCAATCTTTTTTCGTGCCGTAATTCGCCATGTAGTAAGTCCATGTGTCGATATTGATTTTCTGGTCTTTGTCCTGCCAGATGATAATGTTAAAATTACTGAGTATGGCTTTCAGAAAATCCACCTGTCGAATATTTGTCCAGAACTCTGACGGGTTTACGCTAATCCCTGTCAGCACCGTGTTCACCAATTTCAGCGTATTGGTGTTATAAGTATATAGATACCCATTTGTTGTCGGTGCCGAATTGACATATATTTGGACCCTGAAAGTATTTCCGGCAGTCAATGGAATGGCCATATTCGTTATCACCCTCTGCGAACTCCAATTACCAACATAAGGCGCTCCGAAATTTACTCCATTGATCTGCGGTTGGATCAGCATAATATTTGTTGTCGGAGTTCCCGGTGTCGGAGTGACAACAAGATCCCAGAAATAGGTTCCGGATTGTGGTGCTGTATATTCATACAAAGTGTTCGACCAATTTGGATCAGCAGGGTTGGCAAAGTACCTGATCGTTGTAGGCGTTGTGGTTAATGTCTGAGTTGAACTCAGTGTCGCTTGCATTGTTCCGATCAAAGTAATGAAACTGCTTCGAGGATTGTTTGCCTGTACGTAAATCTCTTCGACCTCCGACTCGCTGAACCATGACCCTTGGACAGTAATACCCCTTGAATTGAACATCATTCGAATAAGCTCATTCAATCGAAAAGCAGGGATCATTTGATCCAGAACGATTGGGGTGGCAACATTTGAGATGTCATATAATGTTACTGCGCCACTTTTTTTACTGTACAGCCCGAATCCGAATCCGAAATCATGGATTGGGAATACCATGTGACCGCCAAAGATTGTCCGGCCCCAAGTTGTTGCAATCTGGCTCGGTGTAAACGTCCAGGCTGTCATGTCGAGATCAGACATAAGCGTTTCCCCTAAAAGTTCCTTGATCGTGAAAATCCTACCGCTTATCGACACATTGTACCGGCCATGCTTTGGATCGCTGGATTCCATTCTCAGGCTTCCCTCAATAATAAGGTTGGTATTATCCAATAACCAAACAGGCGCCTCAATCGAAGCATTCCAGTAGTAACCTATGGCTGAAGGATCTCCAAACTGACCAAAAAACCAGTCGTTACGCTGTGATCTCGGCAGGCTGAACTGCCTTGTAAAATCACCGCTCCTTTGTTCAATGTCAGTGAGGCTCAAAAATGTTTTGGTAAGAGCAATAGCCTCCCGCTGATCTACGTCAAGCTCCCATCGGGTGCCGTCAACCGTTTCCGTTACGACCTGAATCATGGAATAAAGAAGTCTTTAGATTTCCTGAAAGATACAGTATATTGAAACAGCCCATCGTTCCGGCTCGTTTGTAACCTCAATGAATTAGGCACAATAACCACTTTAGTCAATGATCCATCAACCTGACTAACAAGCCAGTGTTCCTCCGAAGCCATCATTTCTTTTACCAGAACATTCTGTTCGTCAAACATCCAGTTGGTGTTAAGCTCAAGCGTTTCGCTTGCCTCCACATTGTACCGGTACCGCCCGTCCGTAATGCTTTCTGCGTTCTGCATATCGTCCACCGTGATCGATTCCCTATGTTTTTTCGTGAACGACATTGAGGCATATTGGAAATTCGAATCCCTGAACATGATCAACATTTCCGGGTCGGTACATTCATAGTGAGTCCTTTCAATATCGTATTGATCCCTGATCGTTCCACCTGATGCAATTGGAGAAGTCCTGACTGTGATCGTCAAACGTTTAAAATCTGCCTGATCGGTTACCCCCGGCCAATACATCCGCATATAGACTACCCCGATCCAACCCGGGGCTCCCCTTGAAACATAAACCGAATAAAGCACCCCTCCCGGAGTGGCTGCTATCTCCAAGCCAAGCCACGGCTCAAGCCCAACAGAAGGCCATGATGGATCTTCCGTTTTCTGTGGATATACCTGAAACGTTTGTCCAGTATATGGCATGAATTTCGTCAGCCCATTTCTGCGATACCAGTTATCATAGATCATTAATTGAGTCGGTGAATCCGTCCACCCTCTGCCAGCCAAAAAAACCAATACAGGTCCCGCCACCTGAGTGAAAACGCCAGAATTATAATATTCCTCAGATAACGAAACCTGAAATATCCAATATGGAAAATCATTTAATTGTATAGCACCAGACGTTTGTGTAATAGGAAGTAGCGTACTCCATTGGTACGGTGATAAAAAGATCAACGTCTTGAATAAATCACAAAAATCGAAAGTACCCTGTGGTGCAACGGATGAATTTACTACCGTGTAACGTGTGCCAAGATTCAAAATAGCAGCCACATCTGCCCGGAACCGATGCTGAGTAATCCCTGCTGTTCCGTAAACCGAACTGGATACGGTGATTAAAAAAGCATCATCAACAGTCGTTAATGCCGGTGATACAGGGGGTGCGCTTATTACAGTTACAGCCATTTCTTTTCAGTTTTCAAGTGTTCTCAATATCTCGTCAAGGTTTTCGTCCACATCCAATGCGATCACCTTGTCCAATTCTTCATCGAATTTCTCATATTCAGCATCGAAAGCATCAGTAAAAAATCGCCTCGGCCTCAACCCTCTGGCTGATATGGATCGCCTGATCACATAATCGTTCACCGATATATTTTTTAACCTGATCCAGTTACGAATGGAACTCTGACCTCCGATAACCTTCCTTTTAAACCTGTATTCAGGTCTCGCCTCCGACCTGTTATATGCTACCGGACGAACCTTTCCACCCTTAAGGTGCAGCTTCCCGGTTCCCGTAACACCCTTATCAATGAACGCCCCGTAAGTTTCCATTGTAAAGATCAGCACCTTATCCTTGAATCTGTACCGGATTGAGTTATAAAGCCTCCCTGTTGCCTTGGCTCTTTCCTTTGACAAATTCGCTTTTGCTCTCTTTACAACAGCTTTCCCAAACTGATTAACAGCTTGGTCTATCCTTTCCCAGCTGATCCTCGCCATACTTTATAAAGTCGGTTTTTGATCCTTTCAGTTTCGAATTGTCCGTAACAGATAGCCGCCCTTTGGTCTTCCTCTGGGTATTCTGTTTGCATGGTTTCGTCTGCCATGCAACGTCCGATAAAATCGTCTTCGCTTTCACCTGCTCTTGGTTTTGGAATTGGCATTTTTCCAGTTTGTTAGTATTCGTCAAAGAGCTTCCGAGTTTTCTCCGATCTACGTCCGGCACTTATATCCCGTCCACCCGTTTAAAGATCAGCTAAATGACTGCGATCCAATATGTTAGAACCCGTCATGTTCCTGTCGGATAACATTCAAAAACCGCATTAAGATATACCCTGATCCCAACCGACCACCCTGAAGATTGGCTATCCTGATAATCGTACATCGGTGTAAGCCTCAACCTATCCTCGATCCGTATAAGCTGTTCCTTGTTCAATGTCGCAAGAATTGCTGTCAAGATCGTGTGAGTCGAACCCATTACATCGACTATATTACTACGGTCAGTTTTCAGCCTGTCCATGCAGAGCAATGTAAAATCCTGAGTAACCTCAACCGTTCCAAGCCCTCCGACAATATCCCCGGTTTCTGTCCTGATGAAAACCCTCGGCCATAAATTGGATTTCGTAACGTCAAATTCAAGCTCCCTCCCATCGTCAGCACTGTTCACCTGTGGATGCGAAAGGGCGATTGTCTTAATGCTTTCGAGCACGCCTTGATAGTTCAGCTTCATATCCGAAAAAAGTTATTGTTTCCATTATCCCCGACTCGACCACCTTTTGCATATTTACGAAGTTTCTTCCTGAAACAGCATAGATGAAGTGATACCAGCCCCACGAATCATATTGAGAATCGTCTGCGTTCCCGGGACTTGGAATGAGTCGTTTAAAATACTTAAGCACTTCTGCGTGACGAGCAAAAAAAAACTGGCTGCACCCCTGACCACATCAAAGGTCATGTGCTTGAGAAATATCGCCTGCCTCTGTTCCCTATCCTTTGGATCTTCCTTCGCATAGGATTTCAACCTGTACCGATCACCGTATTTGGCATCTATCGGCCTGTAAAGCACCGCCATGATTTTATGAAGGTTCTCTGCGTACTTGTCCTGTTGAGTCATTTGATCAATGTCGATGAAAGCCCCGGTTTCCATGTCCCGTACATCCTCGATGAAAGCATAGTCCCTGCCCAAGTATTTAACATACCTAACAAGCGGCTCTGTTCCTCCCCGGCTTGTCATGCTGAAAACCTTATCGTAAACCCTGTCAAGATCCTCCAGAGTTATCTGAGCAATTTCCTGCGCTGTCCTGTTGCACATGATCGCCACGATATGGATCTTTTTTGCGAACTCGTCAATGTCTGGATTCTTATCAATTAACAGAACCTTTTGAACCTGTTCAAGTGTGATTTCGCTCGTTTTTGTTGGAATCGTCAGTTTCATATTTTCAGTTTTTCTCTCAATAGTCTGAACCAAGTCCGAGCTTTGAGTTCCTTATTCCTTGCCACAAGCCCTTCGATCATTTCTTCCTGTTCCCTAACCCTGTTCTGGCTTTCTTCCAGAAGCACACCAAGCTGCTGATTGGAGTCAAACAGTTTCAAACAATCGGAGATCAAGGCTTGCTTATCTCTCGAAACAAGGCTTTTCTCAAGCTCGAACCGGTTCTGTTTTATCATTCTATTCTGTCGATAGAAATAATTGGTTCGCAAGTAATTATTCCAGTTCCACCGAACGCAATCTGGAAACTTAACTGATCCGGTGCCACAATATCCAGAAAATCGACCCAGTTTACGGTAAGTGCTTCCCCTGCCGCAATCTGACCCCAAGCCCAAAGGGGGTTATAAAACAAACTACCGCCAACAGCGAAAACAGCCTGAATCTGGACAGACCCTGTAAATGAGGTCGAAAAGAAATTCCAGGTAGATAAGAAGCGATACTTGCCTATCGCCAGACCGATATTCGGATTTGCCGGTGTGAAATCTGAACCAATGTTATAGACAACTATGTCGAAAAGTTCAGTAACGGGTAAAGTTTGGGGCGGTCCGACGTTATATGGCGCAATCATACCTCCCGCTAAACTGACCCCTAACTGAGCAAGCGACCCGCCACCGCCACCGCCGACTGCGATCCACGATGTTCCGTCACAATACATCAGGCCACCATCAGCAATAGAATGAACCAATGCCCCGGCCTCAAGATTCAAGCCTGTCGTACTCGGTACAACTCCCGCCTGTAATTTGTACGCTGAATTTTTTGTCGTTCCCATTTCTTTATTCGTTTACAGTTATATTCCATCCCCTGCCTAACAGTGTAGCTTTGGCTGCATCGCTTGCAGAAGTCCTTTTCTCGTTGTTGCCTCCCAAATTGAGATCGAAATTGTTATTTGTCCCGGCTGCAAATGACAACAGCACGTTATCCACTTCATTCGCTTTCAGCCCGCAGTTCTGCAACAGGATCTCGTTTCCGAAACCACTATCAAAAGACCAAGCATTGGCTGTTGAGAACCTGATCTTGCAGCCATAGAACCACAAAAAGCTGAGGATGGTCATTACATGAAAGCCTGAGATATCACCCGTAACCTTTGTGTTCCCAAATTGTAGGTTGTTTACATTCAACGCTGAAAGGCTCGATACATCACCGCTAACGTTGGTGTCCTGAACAATCAATGAGATCAATGAAGTCAAAGCAGACCACGAACTTACATCTCCACGTAAATTAGATTCAGCAATTACCAATGTGTTTAAGCTCGTCAATGCTGACCATCCCGACACATCTCCCACGACTTTCGTGTTGTTAAGCCTGATCTGAATTAAAGAAGTCAAATTCTTAAAATTGGTCACATCTCCTTCGACACTGGTGGTTGGCAATAAAAGAAATTGAAGCCCTGCAATGTTTTCGAATCCTTCAATGTTCCCGTAAATTGTAGACGTGTTTGCCCTGATGTAAGTCAAGTTAACCAGCTCAGACCAATCAGTAACGATCAGCTGTTTCAAAGCTGCCTGATTGTTAATATCAAGCCTCGTCATGAGTTTATAGTCACCTTCCACATAGAAATAGTAAACCCCCGGAGTCGTGTAAGCGGTAACATGAGTGACATTTACAGCATCATTCCCCGGTACTACAGTCACGGTTCCATCCCCGTCATGGATTGTCAAGGAATTTGCCAATGGCAACCGGAAAACGAATGTAAACTGCGTCACCCCATCAAACTCTATGAACATCCTGATCGGCACGCTCGGAGTGCCCTGCTGAAGCCATCCGGCACGTTCCCCGTAATACATCTTACCGTCTGCCCTGTTGAAAGTGATCGCTCCCGGCTCTGGGTAGTAATCTGAAACGTCAGCAACGCTTCCCGTCTTGACCTTGAAGGCCGAATTTTTCAAATTCTCCATATTTTAAGAAAAAGATTTTAAAGAAACATCGTCTAAGTAAATTCCTCCATTATTCCCAGAAGTTCCTTCCCTGAATATCAAAGAAATAGAAGTCGAAGCAGATTTGATATAAAATTGTATATCCTGAAAACCAAGAAAATCCTCCCAATCATATATGGCGAACCTGATTAGCGAAGAATCATAGCGGGGTTGCCAGTAGTTCCCCTGCCCATTCCCTAAGTGACGAACCTTAAAAGCCCACTGATAATAGTTCCCGGAAATTATGGTAAATGTTTTTGCGATCTGTGCGTTCGCAGTCGGATTTGGATTAGCATTTACTTTAAAAGCAAACTTTCCGACCCTTTTTTGTATGCTTTGACTTATAAACTCATTTGGAGATCCAAGTCCAGTTGGTGTCCATCCAGTAACAGCATCAGCCTCTCCGATAGAATCACTGGCTGCATTCGCATCAGTGTGCAATTCAGGACCATAAGTTAACCCTGAAACATTCGCTGAATTTGTCAATACAAGAAAAGTATTGTTATCCAAATATGTTTTTAAAGCTGCATTGCTGGCTGGTGTCCTGCTATTTGAAGAACGAACATACAGAGTATATCCAGTAACATTTTTGAAAGATTCAATCGCATTATCGACCATCCTTCCGGTAAATTTACTATCAGGTTGATTCGATCCGATCATTACAAATATATTTCCAACCGTGTCGAGCCAGGGATCTGACCCATCAAACGTGAGATTATCACATTGTGAAGCGGCAAGCGCTATAAGCGGAAGGTTTCTTAATTGGTTAATATCGCCATAGATAGCGGAATTGTAAGATACATTAATATTTGATAAAAGGGGTAAAGTCGCAAGTTGCGCTATATCGCCCCCGACTTTACTACCAGGTAAAGCAAAATCCGTAAGATTTGGCATTAAAGAAACCCATTTATCTATTTTACCATATAGTTCAAAATCACCATAATTAACAACCGTCGGACCGTAAACATAGAAATAGGTAAATAAAGATAAATTTCCAGTTATCCAGATAGCATTATAACCCTTATCAGAATAATTACTATCTACCGTTACAGGGCTTGTTCCGTTCCCCGCCGTATTCGTTACGGTCCCATCGCCCCAATGGATAGTATAAGGTTCTAAAGCTGGCGCTTTAAAGATTATTCTTACTTGAAATTCAGTAAAAAATAACTGAAAAGCCGGAAGAATATCCTCACCCTGCGGAGCCCAGAAATAGCCATCAGACCAGTACAGCTTTCCATCTGGTTCATTTATGACCATTGCCCCGGCTTCCGGCTTTAATTGATATACGTCAGGCACCTGTTCGGCCTGAACCTTGAAAGCTGAGTTTTGTAAGATTGTCATGGTATGGATTTTAGAATGTTACTTTTCGCACTGAAACATTATCAAGATAAATGCCTCCAATGTCCACCCCGGGGAACTGTTCTCTGAACGCAATTTCAAGGCTTGTATCTGGAGCAAGCCGATAGTATGCTATTCTCGTAAATTCAGTATCCCACGGAAAAACATTCTGAGCCGGATATGAATTAAATATTCTCGCGCTCCACCTTCCCCATATTAGTGGCATTTTTATATCTCCTTCATGGTATCCACCGGAACCCGTATGCCTCCAATCCCAAGCGACACGCATAACATCTCCCGCTACAACCGTGATAGGCGTGGTGAGTGCTATCTCTGCAAAATTTGTGGGATTTGGTGTGCAGTCACATTTTATCGAATAGGCTCCTTTCGTCTTTCTCAAAGTTTCGACTGCAAATATATTCGGTGGGGCAAGTCCGGTTGCCGTGAATGCCGACAAGCTGTTTGACTCTGCCCCTGCCGGATCACTGATAGGTGAAGGATCGGTAAATAACTCAGGACCACATTTTTCTTCGAACAAATTAACAGGCTCATTAATCGAAAAAATGTTCCCATTATTTACGATCTGTTCAACATATGGATTGGATTCAGGACCCCTCGACTCTTTTTCAACAATAGCTATCGTTTGGTTTGTCAGGTTGGATAATGCTTTCAAAGCATTATGGATCTCTGTTCTCGACCAGCCGTTCTCTTTAAACTGCACCTGATTACGGTTGACATGAAAAGCATCTGATCTGGTGAAGGATGTTTTTGGCAGTTCCCAGATTGTAATGTTATCGATCATGTCTTTCAGAGTGGAAACATCACCACCAACATTCGGGAGCCTTAAAAGGTAAATCTCACACCCAATAGGAAGATTGGCAAGAACAGATACATCTCCAATGGCTCCACAGGCTTCTAAGGTGAGATAATAAAGTAACTGACATTCCACAAGCCAGTCAATTCTGAATCTAAGGTTTCGATGTCCTCCAACATTAAAGGAAGTAATGTCTTTATAATCACCGCCAAACTTTATAAAATAGCCACCCTCTTCAGTATATGTGTGAATAAGATGAATAACAGATGAACCCTGCCCCGGTATTGTTTCAATTGTACCATCACCCCAATCTACGATTAGATTTTTGCCCACAGCCAACCGGAACCAGAAATTGGTGTTGATATTGTCAATTTTTTCAACGCCATCATAGAAGAATGTCATCTGAGCCCTTTCCTGAGAACCGACAGGCTTCCATCCCAACGAATCAGCTTCATACATCTTGCCGTCACGTTCATTGTAAACAATTGCACCAAGTTCAGGATCGATCAATGCAATATCTTTTACAGGTGCAGCTTGAATTTTAAATGAGGAATTTTTTAGAACAGTCATAGTGAAGAAGTTTTCTCAAAGTTATGGCAACATTTTTTCACATCAAAGCACATCACGACACAGAATATTCCCCGTATCTTGGCTTCTCCCTGATATGCACTATACCGTAACGAATTGCATCAAGTGAGTGATTCCAGTTATCGACAGGCTTTCCCGTCCATTCACCGTCACGGTCTTTTGCAAAAGAATAGTTTCTGAGTTCCTTGATTGTGTTTATGGATCTCTTTGTCACATTCAATCGGAAGGATCTCACAGTTTGGATTCCGAAGCTAACACTATCCGGACCCTTTATGCTGTCCACCACATTCAGACCCATCCTGCGTAAATCTGCATTGCTTTTCGGCTCTGCACTATCAGCAACGCATTGATCCCTTCCCGCCACTGGCTTCAAAAGGTTGAAGATATCACTGTTGAACATCCCCGGTTTATATTCCAGTTCATCGAACCAAAACTGCCCGTCAGCATATCTCAATTCGCCTATCGCTGTCGGATCATGGGTGAACCCGTAGTCAATGACGAAAACCCTCCGTTTGTATTCCTCTGGCAATTCGTCACATTTAAACCAGTGCGTTCCCTCTTTGTAGATAAGCCCTTCAAGTGTGCCATATTCACCCAAAACAAAGACCCTGTAAAAGTTCGGATCAGTCCTTGCCCTTGTTTCCAATGCGTCCACAATGTTCCGCTCGACAAGCATTTCCCCGGTTTCGACATCAACGTTCTTTTTATATGTCGAATGAATAACCGCCACATCGTCCCGCTCGTCCTGTAATTTGGTAGCCCAGAACGGTGCGACAGGGTTCCACGTCAGCAGGATCTGCCTCCGTGTCCGGATTTCCACCTGATCGAATATTCCCTTTGTCACATTGTAAGCCTCGTCAATCAGAACGAAATCATGCCTCATGGCATAGAACCTTTGCTCGTCATCTGCCGGGATGAACTGAAGGATCGAACCTGTTTCAAAAAAGTAAGTGTTGTCCAGTTTGTTGAACCTGTCAGGCTCGTACTTTTCTTTCATAACGATTCTCGCCCAATCCCGGTAGACCGATTTCTTGATCACCGGAATTGATTCACCGATAACCGTGATCACCAATGGCTTTGGAAACTCCATGCCATATGCGGTCAAATATTGAAGTGCGCTGATTGTTTTTGATGAACTCGATCCACCGTACAGGCAGATTATTCTTTTGTCGAAATGCTCTGCCAGTTCATCGAATACCTTTGTGGTTGGATATCTAAGTCCCGGTCTTGTCACCTTTATGGATTACTTCAAGCACTTTCTTCAGACCCTTTTGCTTTTCACCCACGATAAAGGCAGGCTGTTCTGAGTATGCAACCTCTTTTCGCTCAATGTAGCCCCGGTGTTTCATTTTTGTTTTTGCATAGAAAATGATCATTGCCGTGTTCCCGTCCTGAATCTGTTCCAACAGTTTCGATTCAACAAAGTCGAAGGTGTATTCCTCAACATCATTGACAGCCCTTGCGAATGCCTTATCGCTTGTGATCCACCGATAATAGGTTGATCTCTGGATGTTTGCCAATTTACACGACTGCGACACATTGCCGAGGGTTTTCTTCATTGCCTCAAGCATCTCCTTTTTTTTTAGTGCCGTGTTGCGTATTGTCCTCTTTTCAGCCATCCCTATCAATGAGAATTATAAAGCGTCCTTCCGAATAGATTGAACATATAGGCCATGTTCCAGTTTCTTCCCCAGTCCTCCGAATCATTGTAGATGTAATACAGGTAATGGTTCGGATCTCCACGGGTAGCATTGCACAGCCAGATAATTTTATTGTTGGCATCTGTTCCGGGTGCCTGAGCCTCGATACAGTATTTGTGTCCTCTCTGGATTATTGCACCGCAGAAGTCCATCTGGTACCAGCAGTAATCTTGGTCATCTGTTTCAATGAATTTAGCGGGATAGAATTGAGTCAGCAATGTGTCCATTGGTTGATCGTTTTCATCCAGTTCAATGAGGGTGAAGTATATTGAGTCCCACGGATCACCCTGTTTCGCCATCATAATTTGAAGCCAGTTTGTCACATAGCTGTCGGTTGCAACGAATACGGTTCTTTTCCTGTAGTCTGGATTCTGAAATGTAGGATAGGTAAGGCTGTCCACATCGTTCCAATTGTCTTTTAGTTCCGGATAAAGGTGATCCCTGTAATACAGCCAAATCTGGTGTGCGATCATTAATGAGTCAAAGCTACTGGAATCAATTTTGCAATACAACAGCCATGATCTTGCCGAATCCTGATACATCCCGATTGGGATAAATGCTGTTGAGTCATACCAGAATGAGGGCGGGATAGTGTCAACGGTGATCACATCAAATTGCATCGAACTCGTATTGCCTGAACAATCAATAGCAACTACTCGGACAATAATATCGTTGCCCGGGATTAATTTCTGCCCCGGTTCAGGTGTCTGGTAAAATGTGTCGATACAGCAATTTTCCCTGACCTCGATTGCCTCCGTGTAATCAGGCAGATAATATTCGCACGAATCATTGACAAAATAAAACTGGGTCGGTATCTGGCTCATGCAAGTACATCCCGCCATCAGTAAAGCAATGAGTCCGAGAATGAAAAGTATGGGTACAAGCATATAACGGAAGCAACCGTAATTGTCGCCCCTGCCCTGCCCCTGCCTTGGGTCTGTTTTTCTGAATTTTTTCATTGGTATGTAGGTCTTTCTGCGTAATGTACGAAATGAAGAATATCCCTGTCAAGTTTATATTGATCGCCAACATCAAGATACCATGATTCATCGAACCATGGATCGCTTTCCATCTTTTCTTCGTCAGTCCATTGATAGCCCTTTTTTGCCCTGTAAGCTCCAACCGGATATGACGGTTCCAAAGCAGCACATAAATCATAGATCAATAAATTCCACGCTTTGTTCGCCTGAATGATTCTCGCGCCGATTGTTGGAATTTGAGTCATGTAGTGCATCCATGCCGACAAATGTAAAGCATAGACTGGCAACCCTCCGGTCATCTCTGCCAGTGTCAGGCTCATGTGCTGAAACTTTTCATAGATTTTCAAATGGATATTTTTCTCCCTGATCAGATACTTACGGTATGCTTCCGTGTGGGGTCGCCATTGAATATTGAACGGCAAAGGCGTTTGTTCGATATATGTTTCCCATCCCATCAGCTTGCAGGCTGTCCAGAACATGATATATGGATCTCTGGTCATCTCTCCCACATATCGGTATTTCGTGTGCGGGTATTCCTCAGGGCAGTTCCTGTTTAACCTATCAGCACGCCTTTTCTCTGCCATGCTTTGAGCATCATTCACATGATCGAGCCATTCCGGCCACCGTCTGCCCTGCTTTATGGTTTTATAAACAGCCCTAAGCATTTCGAAGTCATGGTATGCAATTGCACCGATACTCGTCCTGAACAGAACGTCACCCTTGCCATGAGTTTCATAGCCGTAAAGATCCATCTGCCATGCGCTTGACGGTGCTAAAAGCAATCCGCCCTCTTTGTAGTAATACATTTCAAATTCCTTTTATCGGTATGGTTACTGATCCATTCAATAGGTCGCCCATCTTTTCCCCCGGAAGGTTATACCTGATTACCCTCTCGCCCCATTTAGCCATGATTGCTTTGCAGTACATTGTCTCCCGCTCCCGTGATCTCATTGAAACAATCCCCCCAGAATTTACGCCGTGATCACAGTCATAAGCCAGTTTCTCCACCCTCAGAAGCATCCGGTACTTCTGCAGTTGTTGCAGTGCCATGTCATAATCGTCCTTTGTTCCCATCCGTTCATCGAATAAAAGCGGATGGTCAAGGTGAACCTGAAACGGCCCCAAGGTGATATTGGTCAGACTGAAAGGCTTCCATTCCTTAAATTCCCGCTCGTCCCCTGCTGTCCTCTGAGATACGCCCCACATCTTGCAGCCAAATTCAGCTGCGACCTGAGTATATTGATCCAAAACAGGCATTAGCAAATCCACTGGTAGCTTACGAAAGCTGATAAATTGCTTCTTTTCTGCCGGACGACCCTCCATGTAAAGCAGATATTTTACGTCATCGTCTATCATGCAGAGCGGTCTGGGTATGTTTTTCAAGATCCAGTTCCTTTTTTTTGGAATCGAGCCATCCTCTGAATCTGGAATAACGATCATTTTTTTCTGAGGCAAGACTTTTAAATATTCATCTTTTTGAGATTCAGGCAAAACGAATTTAGCGGAGGTAAAATATTCCAAGCCGGTCAAGCAATGCGAACGTTTATAGGTTGGAACGACAATGTTCATTTCCGAAAGATATTTTTAAAACTTTTCAACAAGGCGCAAGAGTTTCGAAGCCGGTCAAGCATTTTTAAACCTTTTCGTTCAGTCGCAAAGTTTGTAGATGTCGAAGCACCCTTTACAACCATCATTAGCGAACCGTTATAAACACTGTAAGAGCAGACCGTCACTTTCTCCACTTTTCACTTTTTTATGAGAACTTTGGTTTTTTCTTCAAAAAATCGAAGAAGAAATATTTTTTCAAACTCCTTTGTACGGTGATCTCGGAGTCAAGAAAACTCCCCTTTTTTTATCATAATTCAAGACATCTTTTCCCCACTTTTTCAACAGCCTTTCGCTGTCCTCCATCGTTTCCTCTGGGAACTCAATGCCCCCGCTTTGCTTCCTGTCTTTCATCCTGAACTGGATGCCAATGTGGTTAAACTTCAGCGTGGCTTTGTCTTGGTGAATATGCTGAAGCCAGAAGTCCATGTCGTCCTGGCGGTCAAGCCTCTCGTCAAATCTCCTTTTGGTAACCAGTATTCCCAATATCCAGTAAAAGAACCTCCCAAAAGAGAACGGCCTGTTTACTTCCTGATGAAGCGGTTGGATATCTGAGTTGAATCCAAACAGGTGCAATTGAAGGTCAAGGCATAGTTGAAAACCCTGTTCGAAAAGTGTTAGCATCTGGTTCTCATTTAGCACCTTCCTGTTGATATTGTGACCAGCTTCAACAAAGTCATCGTCGATCATTACTATCTGAGTCAATCCCTGATCGAAAGCATAATCCAGTATAGCGTTCCTTTTCCTTGCTATTTTCCCGTCCTTGCTGTCAGGTATCGCAATGATCCTGCCCGGATAGTTCTTTTCATAGTCCTCTCGTTGTGATTCCGGAACCACTATCTGAGCCGATTTGAAGAACTCAGCACTATAAACCGCATTAGGTCTGCCATATGAAGGTATGAATAGATTCATTTCAGCCTGTTGATAACCGGAGCCCCTTTGATCACCCTTCCAATTCCTACCTTTTGCGACTTCACTGTTTTGATAGCCGACTTCACTTCCTTCAATCCCAATTTATCCTTCGCCACTTCCCAATCCATTGCATTATCGAAATACAAGACTACGTAATTGTGTTCAAGCATCAGCTCAGGGGAAAACTCAATCTCAGGTTTTACGGGATCCGCTTTCGGTTTGATGTCTATTCCCATTCCCTTCAGAACGGCAGGCTCATATTGTGACAGAAGAACTTCGTCATCCCAGAATCCGAAATGCTGATTGTCAATAATTACATACTGTTTCCACTCGCCAGGGGAAAGATCTTTAAACTGCCGAACCCATTTCTTCGGTATTTTTGTATAGCCAAGCTCAAGCAAAGCCTTGTATCTCTGGTTTCCTCCTTTTATAACATTGTTCTCGTCAATTACGATCCCATTGATTTCAAGCCCTTTAAGAAATGATTCAAGGTTGTTTTTGAGTGAGTCCATCCCTGCCCGTGTGATCTTGCGTGGGTTATCCTCATTCAATTTCAGATCCTCTAGCCTGATATTGTCTTCGCTTCCCTTTGCCATTTGTCCAACATTTTTTTGGTTTCTTTTGCCTTGCCGTTCCTCGTCTCAGTGATTATGAAAGTTTTATATAGAAAAAAAGGATTGCTGAGCCATTTGCGAAGGGTTGGTTGTGTAACCCCTGCAAAAGCTCCGGCTTCCTTCCTTGTTTCGAAATGGTAAGCCTTACCGTCTACCGTGTTTAAAAAGATTACCACGAGATAGCCAATGATTACAAGTTTCGATCCCTGTTTCTGGATCAGTAAAAAATTCCTTTATAAGCGGTTCCTGATTAATCTTCGGTTCATACCTCGCACAAATAGTACAGGGGACTCTATCGAATCCCCTACATTTACGCATATCTGAACGCCTGAACCTTCGTGACATTAATTAACTGATATAGAAGCTTTTTCGTATGCCCTCCCTGTCAATTCTTCAAATTTAGCATCCGCTCTGTTCACATCTGAGATGCTCCATGCCGTGTAGCCAAAGTCCTCGTCTTTCGGATACAGTTCCTTCGGGTGGTATTCAATTTCTCCATGACCGGGGATAACCCTTACAGACGCTTCCTGTTTCCTGATCAGAAAGACTTCGTAAGAAACGATCCTCGGTACATCCGTGTCCATGTAGTATTGGGCATACATAGCCACATGATCGTTCCGCTTGATCAGTCGAAATTCGAATACATCCTTTTTGGATCGCACTATGGTTTCCCTTAACATCTCCATAAAGCAAAGATACGGCAAAAAACCAGAATGAAAAAAATAGACTTATTAACACCAGATAAACCGATTCCTTTT